GCCCCGGTGCCGGTGACGGTGGTGTCCACCGTGGGGGTGTCGGCGGCCTGGACGGCGGTCGGCTCGGCCGCTGCCGGGGCCGGGGTGAAGATCCCGCCGTCCGCGCCGAGGACCGTGGCGTTCCCGGGGTCGGCCGACAGCTGCACGCCGACGACGCCGGTGGCCGGGTCGTAGGTGGCCGGCCCCTCCGCGCTGATGCACCCGCGAACGTCCGCGCACTCCAGATACAGGCCGCCGGGTCCGGCGTGCAGCAGCTCCGCGCCTCCTCCGGGCGGGGCCGGGTCCAGGATCACGGCGGCGGTCACGTCGTAGGGGTCGGCGGCCGTCCCGGTGCCGGTAAGGGTGAGGTCCACCGTGGTGGAGTCGGTGACGGAGATCGCGGTCGTCCCGCCCCCGGAGGCCGGCGGGACGAACAGCCCACCGTCCGTACCGATGCTGACCGAGTTCCCGGCGTCGGTCGACGGCCGGGCCTCGACCACCCCTGTGCCGGGGTCGTAGCTGGCTCCGTCCCCGGCGCTGATGCAGCCGCGTACGTCCTCGCACTCCAGGTACAGGCCGCCGGGTCCGGTGTGCAGCAGCTCGGTGCCGCCGCCGGGCGGCGCCGGATCGAGGATGACCGCGGCGCTGACGACGTAAGGGTCCGCGGAGGTGCCGGTGCCGGTGACGGTGGTGTCGACCGTTGTGGTGTCGGCGGCCTGGACGGCGGTCGGCTCGGCCGCTGCCGGGGCCGGGGTGAAGAGCCCGCCGTCCGAGCCGAGCGCGGTCGAGTTCCCGGGGTCTGCGGACAGCTGGACGCCGACGACGCCGGTGGCCGGGTCGTAGGTGGCCGGTCCTTCCGCGCTGATGCACCCGCGAACGTCCGTGCACTCCAGGTAGAGGCCGCCGGGTCCGGTGTGCAGCAGCTCCGCGCCGCCGCCGGGCGGGGCCGGGTCGAGGATGACGTCCGCGTGGACGTTGTAGGGGTCCGCGGCCGTGCCCGTGCCTTCAAGGGTGAGGTCGACGGTGGGGGTGTCGGTGACGCCGAGCGGGGTCGGCGCGGCCGAGTCGGCGCTGATGACGTACGGGGTTGTGGGCGAGCCGTTGCCGTCGACGGTGACGCCGGGGCCGGCGGTGACGGCGCAGGTGCAGCGCGGTGCGCCGCAGCAGTTGGCCATGAGGAGGCTCCTCGGTGATGAGGGAGGAGCGCCCGGCCCACAACCAGCGGCGTCACATCGGAGTGTAGGCGCGCGAGCGCGCCGGTCAGGGGGCTACGGCGTGGGCGTGCACGGTGACCCCGGGGGCCGGGACCGAAGCGGCGAGGATCTGGATGCCCAGGAGCGAGACGACCGGCGCCCCCAGCACATTGACCGTGGTCGAGGCGGCCGAGTTCGCCGTGATCGTGAGGGACCGGAACCCGGCCGGGCCCTGAACGGCGAGGGTGACGACCGGGGGCGCGGCGAAGGCACCGGCGGGCCAGGCGAAGGCGGCGTTCCCGCTGCCGTCCGTGACGGCGGTGGCCCGCTCCTCCCGCCTCGCGGGCGCCTCGTAGTCCCCGGCCGTGCTCATCCGATCCGGCTCCACCGCAGCGTGGTCCGCCCTGCCGGACCGGCCGGCAGGGTCGCCGCCGTCGAAGCCCCTACCGAGTCGTGCCGGGCCGCCTCCAGTCGGATCGTGGTCGGCCCCGCCACGGCGTACGTCACGAGGATCGGCGCGGAGTCGTGACCGCCGTTCATCGGGCCGGTGCCTGCGGTCGTGATGAGCTGGTGGACCAGAACCTCGCTGTCAGGGACGTCCGCTCCAGCAGTCACGTCGAACAGGTGCGCGCGCACCCAGGTGTTGGTGCCCGCGTCCGCGTTGAGACCGGCGCGCACTGTGGCGTCCAGCTCGTACAAGCCGGCTGCGGGCAGGTCCGCCGAGAGACCGCAGTCCACCCAGACCCCGGAGGCCGTGGGCTGGAGGTCCACCGGCGCCTGGAGCACGGCGAAGCCGCTCCCCCGGATCGTCAGGCTCCCCGCCGTTCCGGCCACGCTCACACCTCCCGGGTGGAGCTGACCAGGAAGTCGGACCCCGCGACCCCGGTGAACACGAACTCGTCCTGCAAGCGTTCGCCTGCCGGGCCGCCTCGGTCCACGCCCCACGTCAGCGAGGTGCCCGCGGCGACCGGGACGGGCACGCCGCCGCCGATGGCCACGGTCGCGCTACCGGCGTAGACGACCAGCGTCACCGACCGGGCCCCGGCCGCCACCGTGACGGTGCCCGCGCCGGTCTGCCGCTGGAGCGTCCCGTCCAGGGCCGGGTTCGCCGGGGCCGCGGATGTCTCGCAACGGTGCACGGTCCCCACGGCGGCGTACGCGGCCCCGGCGAGGGTGGCGTCGACCGGCACGAGGGTGCCGGTGTCGTCCAGGGTGTAGCGGCGCAGAAAGGCGCCGTTGTCGTCGCACAGGACCTCGTACTCCAGGTCCGTCCCGGCCTTACCGGCGACGCTTCCGCCCGTCCCGGCCATCTGCTGTCGCCTCCTTCCCCTGCTCGCTGCCGTCCGCGGTGGTGGCGGGCTGGTGGAGGGCGGCGCCGGCCTCGGCCTGCTTCCCCTCTTCCGCCTGGTACTCGTCGGCGGTGATCTCCTCGTGCCCGGCGTCGGTGAGCACCCGGAGGGCGTCTTCGGAGAGGTTGCCGTACATGGCTGGCCCGGTCGGCGTCTTGAAGTACCGCACGCTCATGTTCGTGTCCTCCTAGTCCGAGATCTTGTGGAAGCCGATCGCGCCACTCGCTCCGTGCCCGTCACCCACCTGCGGTGGGATACCTCCGTACAGGGCGTTCACACTGATCACCTGGCCTGCGTTGAGGACCGCGCGGAGCGTGATCGTGGCCGCGCCCTGGCTGGCGAAGGTGCCTGCGTCGGGGAACGCCCATGTGTTGTTCGTCGCCACGGCCTGCTTGACGATCGCGCCGTCGATCCCGAGACCGGCCCAGATGACCCGGTTGTCCGAGGTGCGCGCCGGGGTGTCGTTGAGCTGCGCGAAGACGTACGCCTCGAAGAAGTACACGCCCCGCTCCGGGATGATCAGGCTCGCGCCCGGTGACCAGGCGCCGTTGCCAGGGTCGGGAATCCCTCCCTCGCCGGTCTGCGCCCAGACCGGCGAGAGGCGAGCGCCGACCGTCCACGTACCGGCCGGGCTCTGCACCGCGTCCACGTCGACGGAGCGTTCGGTACCCACGACCGTGGAACCACCGGAGGGCACGGCCGGTGAAGATCCGGGCTGCCCGATCACCGTCGTCGGCGTGGGAGCCGGGACGAACAGGCGCCCGTCCCCGCCGACCGTGAGGGTGTTGCCCGCGTCCGCCGAGGGCGCCACGAGGAGGCCGTCAGTGGCCTCCTGGAGCCCGTTCGGCGCGGGGGCGAGGATTACCGCCGCCGAGAGCGGGGCGCCCGCCGAGCCGTCGCCTTCCAGGTCCACGGTGGGCGTGCCCGTGGTGGTGATGGACGTCAGCCCTCCACTGCCGCCGCTGCCGCCCCCGCAGCACCAAGCCTTGCCGGCCAATGTCGTCTCCTTCGTTCGGGGGGCGGGGCCGCCTGGTCGACGGCCCCGCGGTCTCGGTTACGCCGTGTAGGTCCACAGCAGGAGGAACGTTGCCCCGGTGTCCGCTCCGGCGAAGGAGGCGGCGTCCAGGGCGGCGTCCTGGTCGCGCGTGACGGACCAGGTGACGTTGGCCCCGGCCGGGATGGGGACGGCCGCCCCGTCGGTGAGGGAGGCCAGGACGCTGCCCGCGGAGACGAGGAGGGTCACGGACTGGAGGCCCGGGAACTCCGCGGCGAGGTCGACCGGCGCGGTGCCGGTGACGCTCCGCGCACCGGTGAGGACAGGGACCGCCGTCGCCTCGCCGTCGCCACCTCCGGCCGGGCAGTCCATCGGCGCGGCCGGGGTGATCGGCTGGTCGAAGTCCCCGTCCACATAGGTGCCGACGAGGATCGGTGCGGTGGTGCCGTCCGGGTCGACGGACCACAGCTCGACGTACCGCACCTCAGCGATGCCGTCGCCGTCCTCGTCCGAGCAGCCGCAGCGCTCGATGAGCTGCTGCCCGCTGGAAGCCGTTCCGCCGCCCGTGGCACAGGGGTTGGGAGGGATGGGTGCCACGACGTCGCCGACCGGGGCGTACTCGGTGACGCCGTCCAGCTCGGTGTGGGTGACCGTGGTGACGGTGCCGGCGCAGTCCCGGCAGATGGTCGTGAGGAACTGCTTTCCGCAGCCGGTGACCTCGCTGGTGACGACGGTCCGCAGTTGACGGACCACCCACGAGCGCGGGGCGCCGGCAGGGTCGACGGTCTCCACGTCCACCGTCGCCACGATCTTGCCGTCGATGACGTCCTGCAACGGCACGCTGATGGCCGGGCTGGTGCAGTACACACCGGCCCCACCGGAGGGGATCGCGTTGGGGTACGCCTGACTCGCGAGGTGCACGCCGTCGTTGAACACGCGGAAACGCGCCGTACCGGCCGGGGCGTCCGTGGGCCCGTTGTTGTGGAAGTCCGCGCACACCCGGACCGAGACGAGACCGGCCGCGCCGCACGGCGGGCACCCGTCGTAGGTGAGGCGGGCCGCGGCCACGATCCGCTGCCCGTTCCCGGCCCCGGCCGTGGCCGCGAACGTGGTGTCTGTGGAGTCCCAGGCCTGCTGTGCGTCGGGGGTGTCCAGGGCGGCGTCGGGGGCGCCTCCGGTGTACGGGGTGGCGTCAATCGCGGTGTGCCCGAACGTCAGGGTCATGGGCGCGGTGTCGGCCAGGAGGACGGTCTGGCAGTGATCGCATTCCGCCGTCTCGGCGCCGCCGCTGCCGCCGCAGAATGTGACCGTGCCGGCCGTCGCGTACGGCTGCCCGTCCAGGGTGGTGTCCCGGGCGCTGACCTGCTCGCCGAGGTGCGCGAGGTGCCGCAGGAACGGCCCGTTGTCGTCGCACAGGACCACCGTCTCCGGCGGGTCGCAGGACACCGCCGCCACCCCGGTGGGGAGCGCGGCCTGCCGCTGCCCGTTCTCGTCCAGGTAGTAGGTGGTGTTGTCGCAGCACACCATCTGAAGCCAGCGCCGCACGTTGCCGGTGGGCCGCTCGTAGTCCACCCACAGGTGCGCCATGACCCCCGCGGACGGCCCGGTGACGTTCTCCTTCACCCGGAAATACAGGGTGTTGGTGCCGGGCCGCGCGCCGGGGATCACCGTGGCCGGGTCGATGCCGAACGCCGGCGGCGCGTAGTTCCCGGCGGCGGCCCCGACGTCCCGCCCGGTGGTCTGCCAGCCGCCGTCGTTCAGCTGGTACGCCACGACGGACTGATCACCGTTGAGGACGGAGGCGCCGACGCGGATGGAGTCCGGGAAGGCGTCCGGCGGGAGCGGGAAGGTGGCGCGGGCGATCCAGAACGAGGGGTCGGCGGGGCTGCCGCCGATCGACGGCCCCTCGCCTGCTCCGCCGAGGCCGGTGTTCTCCGTGTTGCCGTCCGGGTGGGGGTCCACCCAGGAGGCGCGCATGGCCGGGTCCGGGTAGGGGTCGGTGAGCGTCCAGGCCCCGTTCACGAACCCGCGGTACATCGGGTACCAGGTGTCCGGGTCGCCGGTCTCCAGCCGCCACGACCACACCGGATCGATGCTGCGGTCGGTGAGGGCGGCCTGGTTGGAGATGAAGTGCACCGTCTCGGTGACGGTCTCAGGGATGCACACCGGCACGGGCCGGCAGCACGGCTCCGGGACGGGGGCCGGGTCCGGCTGGCAGGTGACGGCCGTTCCGGCGACCTGGTAGGCCGTGGTGCCGTCGAGGTCGGTGTCGTTGACGTACACGATCGTGCCGTCGCAGTCCCGGCAGATCTGGCGGAGGAACTGGCCGGCGGGCACCGCCGTGACCGCGCCCATCCAGTACGTGAAGAACGTGCCGCACACCGCGGCGCGAGCCGGGGCCGTCCCGGTCGTCACGGTCGTGACGGCAGTCGGCGTGCGGAACCGTGCCGTGGTGGTGGCCTGCGGGTCCGTGACGTACGTGCACGGGTCGGCCGGCGTGTCCGAGGTGCGGGTGAGCAGGCCGCTGCTGGCGTCGTAGGTGTAGCCGTCCGGGAGGTGCACGACCTCCAGGCCCGGCGCGAGCTGCACGCTGTTGTTCGTCGGGACGGTCGCGTAGTAGTGCAGGTGGACGGAGAACTCGGCGATGACCGGCCGGGAGAACGTGATCAGCGGCGGGGCGGTCGTGGGCAGCGGGAAGGAGTTCATGCCCCACCACGACCCGGAGGCGTTGTCCTTGACCGGCGCCATGTTCGCGCCGCTGCCCGCGTACGTGGACTTCCAGCCCACCCCGTTGGACAGGGTGCCGGAGGCGGCCGTGCCCGTGATGAGCGCCGGGGCGGTGGCGGGCACGTCGCACAGCAGCAGCGTCTCGCAGTCCGTGCAGCCTTCCGGCTTGGCCGCGGGCTCGCACTGGCCGACATCGGGGCCCGCGACGTAGTCCGTGCCGTCCAGCTTGGTGTCCTTGTGGGACACGATCTCGCCGGTCTCGCAGTCCGTGACCAGGGTGCGGAGGAACTGCACCGGCGTGCTGTCCACGCACCCGTCGAGGTCCACCGTCGCCGAGAAGCCGGTCACGGTCCAGGACTTGGCGCCCAGGTGGTACGTCTCGAAGCCCATGACGACGTGGAGCTGACCGGAGGCCAGGTCTGCCAGGGACACGGGCAGGGACAGGGTGCGGACGAACTGCTGCCCGGCCGCGGCGCTCGTCGGGAACGGGGCGCTGGCGATGACCGCGCCGCCGCGCAGCAGCTCCAGGGTGCCGTCCCACACCTGTCCGGCCGCCGGGCCGTTGTTCTTCACCGTGGCCGTGATGTTCAGCGTGGCCGTGGCCGCCTCGCACCCGGTCGGCAGCGTCGCGGTGAGGACGCCCGTCGCAGCGCGGGTGTCGGCGTTCGGCCCGGCCGTCGCGGCGACGTTGAAGGTGCCGCCCGACCAGAGCGCGGTGTACGGGGTGGGGAGGTCCACCCACCCGGAGGGGGTGCCGGAGGCCGCGGCGGTGGAGTCCACGATCGTCGCGTTGACCGTGGTGGTGTCCGACGCGGGGGCGTCGCACAGCAGCACCGTGGTGGAGTTGTGGCACGGAGCCGGGTCCGCGGCGCACGCAACGATCTGGTGCCCCGCCGGGAGGGTGTCGTCGTAGCGGGCGCCGGTCTGGTCCAGGTAGTAGATCGTGGCGCCGCCGTCCTCGATCACCCTCGTCCACTGCATCACCTCGTCCGGGGCGGCAGTCGCGATGACGCACAGTTCCTGGACGGTGCGCCCGCTGTCGCCGCCGCTTCCGCTGTCCCCGCACGGGGCACAGCAGCCCTCCGCGCGCAGCGACACCGCCGCGAAGGACAGGGCCGAGCACGAGTTGCCGCCGCCGGTGTTCCCGACGCTGTAGGACCAGGCGGCCGGCGGCCCGTCGTAGAACATCTGGCCCGTGCCGTTGGACTCGGTCGGCCGAACGGTCGTGCCGTCCCAGTAGGCGGTGCCGCCGAGCCGGGACGGCGGCGGCGTCAGGCCGGTGACCGGCTCGAACGTGTCGAAATCGATCAAGTCGCAGCGCACGTAGGTCGCGACGTCCTGGAGCACCTGGTCCGGGGCGAACGTGTACCGGGTGGGGTTGCGGTACTGGTAGTCCGGGGGGACGCCAGGGCAGGAGGCGGGGTTGTAGACGCTGCTGGTCGTCACGCGGACGGTGCCGACGGTCGCCGGGTCATCGATCGGCGACAGGCTGAAGACCAGGCCGAGGCCGGGGTCCGAGTCCGGGTCCGGCTGGATGTCCACGACCTCCCACGGCACTTCCACCATGGCCGGCACGCCGCCGCTCCCGCAGTCGACCACCTGGACGGGGGCGTACTCGGTGACGCCGTCCATCGTGGTGTTGCGGGTCTCCACCAGGGCGCCGGTGCAGTCGTGGACCAGGTGCCGCAGGAAGGGCACCGCGCACCGCTTGCCGTCGCTGTCCGGCGCCGTGTCCGGGTCGAGATCGCACAGGCGCAGCGTGGTGACGGTCGAGGCGCACGGGTCAGGCTCCGGGCACACGTCGATGTGCGTACCGCCGGGCAGGGCGACCGGCCCGCCGCTTACCGCGTCCACGATCCGGGGGGATCCGACAGCGGTACCGGTGGCGTCGTACACCTGCTCCGCCCGCACGTTCTGCAGGACGTTGCCGCTGTTGTCGTCGACGACGCACAGCTGCCACGTCTCGACGTCCGTCCCGCCGGCCGCCGCGTCGGCGCAGGGCACGAGCACGGGGGCGGTGACCTCCGCGCCGGTGGCGACGTCCACGTACCGCACCGCGGGGTCGCCGCACCCGGAGCAGCGCACCACCGCCGCCGTGCGCACAGTGCCGGCGCCGTCGTCGTAGCAGACCTGACCCAGCACGATCGGCGCCGCGACGTCCTGCGCCCCAGCGGGGCAGTCGACGGGGTTGGCCGGGGCGTACGGCTGGGTGAAGTCGCCGTCCAGCCAGGTACCGAGGAGCAGCGGCTCCTCGTCCGGGTCGGTGGTGTCGACCGACCACAGCTCGACGTACCGGACCTCGCCGATGCCGTCGCCGTCCGCGTCGTCGCAGCCGCACCGCTCGACCGCCTGGCGGCCGGCCGTCTCCTGCCCGCACAGACCCACGGTCCCGGCGGAGGTGTCGTAGGGGGTCGTGCCGTCCAGGGTGGTGCTCGTGACGGTGGCGGTGCCGGTGCACGAGGAGCAGATGTGCCGGAGGAACGGCGCCGGCTCCCCGCCGTCCGGGGTGTGGCACAGCAGGACCGTCCGGCACGAGCACTGCTCGGGGGGCGGGCACGGCTGGAGCGTGCCCTGCACCGCGTACGTCGCGCCGGTGGCCGGGACCACGGTCCGGGTACCGACACGATCCCCGCTGGTGGTGTCGTAGACCGCTTCCACGAGGGCCTGGCCGGCGACCGTGCCGTCCGGCAGCACGTCGCACAGCAGGGCGCCTTCCACGTCTACGCGCGCCGCGGCCGGTGCGCTGAGCACCACCGGGCTGCCGCATCCGCATCCGCTCACAGCTGGATCTCCCGGGTGTAGGTGACGGTCACGGTGCCGTCGTTGGCGGTGATGATCAGGGGCCCGGTCAGCCGGGCGTGGACTTCGCGGGCCACGGCCCAGCGGGCGGTCTCGCCGTCGCTGAGGGGGCTGGTGCCGTCCGCGGTGGTGACGGTGCCGGTGCCCCCGGTGGCGGTTGCGGTGACGGCCTGGAGGGTCGGCACACCGGCGGCGTCCCAGGTCTCGCCGGGGGCGAGCACCAGGCGGCCGGCCTGCACGACGAACACCGGCGGCGCGCCCAGGTCCTGGCCCGTGTCGCAGTCCATCGGCGCCGTGGGGGCGTACGGGGCGGAGTAGTCCGGCAGGTAGGTGCCGAGGGCGGTGAGGGTGCCGTCGCAGGCGACGCCGACGAGCTCGACGTACCCGACTTCGGGGATGCCGTCGCCGTCCGCGTCGTCGCACCGGCAGACGACCTCGACGGACTGCGCGGTGCAGTCCGGGGCCGGCGGGCACAGGCGGGCCGGGCCGGTCGGGTTGTAGGTGCCTCCGTCCAGCGTCAGGTTCACCACGCTGGTGACCGAGCCGTCCGTGGCCTGGACGTACTTGCGGACGAACGGGCCGGAGTCGTCGCACAGGATGACCTCGCCGTGGAAGACCTGGGGCACCACGAGCACGGGGTCCGGGATGACGGTGGGGCACTTCCCGACCGTGCCCGTGGTGTTGTAGCCGGTGCCGTCCAGGGCGTAGTCGGTGTGCCCGACGATCAAGGTGTTCTGGTCGCGCCGGTAGTCCCGCACGAACGGCACGCTCGTGCCGTCCGGCTGGACGTCGCACAGCACGACGAGGTCGGCCTCCGGCGCAGCCTCGCCCTGGGGGCAGTTCCGCAGCTCCCCCCGCAGCGCGTACGGGGTGCCGTCCGCGGGGTTGAGCAGCTGCAAGGAGGCGAGGGAGTTGTCCGGGTTGTAGGCGTACTGGACCAGGGCCAGGCCGAGTACCTGGCCGGTGGCCGGGTCGGTGTCGCACAGGATGCCGGCGAGGTCGAAGGCGCCGGGCGGGGTGCAGGCGCCGGTGCCGGCCGGGGGCGCCCCGGCGCTGTAGATGCCGGTGGTGAGGTCCAGCCAGCCGTCACGGGTCGTAGTGCCGTCGCACTGCCGGGAGACGACGACGGCGATCGGCGCCCCTCCGGCCAGGCACAGCCCGACGAGCGCGAGCGGCGGGGTCGGGTCGCAGGCCGGGCAGGTCCCGACCGTGCCGGTCACGACGTGCGGGGTCTGGCCGTCCAAGGCCACGTCCTGGAACGTCGCGGTCCCGTTCAGGAAGACGTACCGGCGCAGGAAGGGGCCCGAGGAGTCGCACAGCATCACCGTCTCGTCGTCGGGGCACCCGTACGTGCACTCCAGCGGCGAGGTGGGGACGTACGGCGTCGACGGGTCGTCCTGGTAGGTGACAAGGAGGGTGGCGGTGCCGTCCGCGGCGAGGCACCACAGCTCGGTGTACGTGGCGTCGGGGGTGCCGTCGCCGGTGGTGTCGTCGCACCGCTGGCGGCACACGGTGCTCGCGCACGGCGGGACCGCGGACTCGCACGGGCCAGCGTCGGCCGGCGGCGCCCCGGCGGTGTAGGCCCCGGTGGTCGGGTCGATCCAGCCGACCACCGAGGAGTCAGGGGCGGTCGTGCCGCACGTTGCGCACGGCGAGCGCACCACCACCAGCACGCTGGTGCCGTCCGCGCGGCACAGCGGGCTCGTGGCGATGGAGGCGGCGCACGAGCAGTCGCCGGGCGCGCCGCTCCCGCCCGGCATGCAGGGAAGTGGCTCGACGGGCACGGTCAGTCCTCCGTCGGGTGCGCCTGGCGGCGGTGGGTGTCGCGCCCGCGTTCGGTGGCGAAGGTGCGCGGGCACAGGTCGCAGGCGTACGGCTCGGTGTCGCCGTCGCCGCCGGCCTGGTCGTGCTCGTCGTCCGCCAGCTCGCCGCGTGCGGCGTTGGAGGCGGCCAGGTCCGTTGCGAGGCGAACGGCCGTCATGGTGCGGTCGATGAAGTCCGGCGGCGTTGCGTCCACCATCGCGGCGGCGTCGGCTTCCGGGTCGTCGGTCGGCGCGAACCCGGCGGGGGTGGCAACTCCCAGCAGCTCGGCCGACGCCCAGTCGTGGGGCGAGGCGTACCGCTGGCCGTCGACCAGCGCCCCGACCAACACGTACTCGGGGATATCGCCGAACAGCTCGGCGGGGACGGCGAAGGCGTGCTGTGACACCGTGCGGACCTTGGGGGTCTGCGCGGTCGCCCACCGGGCGAAGTCCCGCAGGAGGCGCGCCGTGGGCTGGACTTCGATCATCGGGTTCACGGGCAGGTCACCACCTGGATCGCCGAGACCACACAGGTCGTCGCCACGACCACGGTTCTCTCCACGAGAACCCTCCTGTCGTTCGTCCTGGTGTTCACCGAGCTGTTCTGGTCGGGCAAGGTCTCGGCCGGCCCGCGGCGGATTACCAGCGGGCCGGTGATGTACAGCCAGGCCGTGCCGGGCGGAGCGGGGATGTTGCCGGGGCCGGTGTTCATCGCGGAGTACCCGGCGCCGATCACGACGCAGTTCCCCGCGAGGGTGCGCAGGGTGCCGGTCATGGGGTCTTCGTGGACGATGTTGCAGCAGCCCAGCAGGGCCGCCGCTCCGGCCGGGACGTGCAGGACGCCCCGGCCGCCGTACGACTCGGCGAGAGCGCCTTCCAGGGCCGCCACGCCCTGGGCGATGGACACTGGGCCGCCCGCGGGGGTCAGGTCGGTGGCGGTCGCCGCGAGGCGGTCCGTCCAGAATCCGGCCTCGATCGCGGCCTGCTCGCCGAGGGCGAGCGAGGCTTCGGCGTGCGCGCGGGCCTCGGCGTACGACCACCCGAGGGCGGAGCACTCGGCGCCGGCGTACACCGTGATGGGGTCGGCGTGCTCGACCTCGGGGCGGCAGAACTCCTTCTGCGCGGGGGGGCCTGGGGACTCGTCGCCGTCAAGGCACGGGTCGTGCCAGACGTTGACGGGGCAGCAGCCGAGGGCGAGCCATTCGACGCCGAGCAGCTCGTGGACGTCGGTGACGTCCTGGACGTCCGCACAGCCGCCCAAGATCCCGTAGGGCAACGGCTGTCCTGGGATGGCCTCGACTGATTTGAGCATGCCCGCCATGGCTCGCCTCCTTCCGATGGGGTGTGCCGGGTCCGCGGTCAGGTGCGGACCCGGCACGGTGGGCGGGCGTGGGTCAGGCTGCGGGGCAGGCGATGAGGGTCTGGGCGCCGGTCTCGCCGGTCGGGCAGACGGGCACGGTCACGACGCGGGTGTCCACGGAGCGGTCGATCAGCGCGGCGCACTCCTCGGTGAACAAGGCGGTGAAGTCATTTGTTACGAACTTCGTACTATCGTGGACGACGCCCAGGTTGACCTCTTCGCCGCGGCCGACGACCAGGCCGCCGGCCGGGTAGATGAGGAACTTGAGCTGGGACGGCCAGTCGGTGGCCGGGTTGGTGCCGCCGATGTCGGTGGGGACGCCCGGCGCCAGGCCGCGCGCCCACTGGATCGCCACGCCGAGCGGGCTGAACACGTTCTGCACGTCGGCCGTGGACACGTCGTCCACGCAGCAGCCGTTCCTCCTGGCCAGGTCGGCGAGGAAGAGATTCCTGCTCCACCACGGGAAGACGACTTCGAGGGCGGTGGTCTCACACAGGGAGTGCCGCTCGATGATGTCGGCGGCCTGGAGCGCCACGGCGCTGTAGACCGCCGACAGCGCGCCCATGGATGCGGGGAGCGTCACGGGGGTGGCGGTGTTCAGTGCCTGCTGGAACAGCACCTGCCGCAGCCTGATTTCCTGGGCCACCATGGCGTTGCGCAGGTACCAGGCGATGAGCTCCGGGAAGTGCCTCGCGGTCAGGATGCCGCTCTCCAGGCAGACGCCGATGGCGTCACAGCGGACCTCGACCGGCGTGGGGCAGGGGATCTTGAAGCACGGCTTGGTGTTGCCCGCGATGTCGTCGGCCTCGGTGTGGACCCACGTCAGCGACGCGACGTCCAGCGAGAGCGGCTTGTAGTACCGCAGGCCGCCCCGGGACAGTTGGATTTCTGGGGCGTCCCAGAGCATGTCCGGGCAGCTCGTGTCGGTGAGTTCGTACAGCGTCTCGGACGGCGCGCACCAGCCGCCGCTGGCGACGAGGTCGCCCTTGGGCAGCCGCTTCTGCGACGACGCGGCGAGCGCCACGGTAGTCCCCTCCGGGGCGGAGGAGGAGTCCGTCACGATGAGGTCCTGCGGGAACGGGTGCCGGTAGGAGATGACCTGGCCGACGCCGCCGCCGGCCGTCTTGAGGGCGGTGGCGCGGGCGGTGATGCCGCGCACGACGTCGTCCATGTCCAGCCCCGCGCCGGGGGTGTAGCCGGGGACGTCGACGGCGGCCGTGATCACGGTCCCGGGCGGCGGGGCGTCGGGCAGGACGCGGGGCTGGCGGCGGCGGACGCCGGACAGGTCCAGGGCGGGGCGCTGGATGATCGCCGAGGCGGTGACCGGTGCGGGTGCGGGCGCGGGTTCGGCGGGCTCGGTCGCGGCGGCGGTGGTGTCGCCGCCCTCTGCGCCCTCGCCGCCGTCGGCCTCGGAGGCGGTTGTGTCGGCCGGGTCGGAGCCGCGGACCTGGGCCGCCAGGGCGTCGATCTCGGCCGCCGCAGCCTCGGCGGCCTCACGGCGGGCGACCTGCTCGCCGCGGATGGACTCGATCCCCGTGGCCAGGCCGCGCAGGGCTTCGAGGTCCTTGGGGGTGATGCTGGTGGACTGCGAGGTGGCGTCGAACGCCTCGACCGCGGAGGCGAGCGTCTGGCTCAGCTCGTCGTCGCTGAGGGCAGTGATGTCCTCGGGAAACTGAAAATCGGCCATGGCCGGGCACTCCGTATATCTCGTGGAAGTGCCCGGCCCAGAACCAGCAGCAGAAGGCGGCGTCAGGGTGTGTGACCTGCAACAGCCCGCGGCCACAGTGTAGCCCGGCGACGCCGCCGGTAACCGGCTCGTGTCAAGTCGCGGTCACGGCGTGGCGGACGGCTCCGGCACGGACTTGGCGGCCGTGGGCGTACCGGCCTCCTGGACGGTGCTGTTGGCGTACCGCTTGGCGACAGCGTCGGCGGTGGCCTTGGTCCCGGTGAACACCACCTTGCCGTTCTCGGTGACGACCTGGAACTGCGCGCGTTTCCCTCCGCATGAGCAACCCATCAGTTGCCTCCTTCTCCGGTGTTGGTGGTGGTGTGGCTCGCGGCCAGTTCGGAGCGGGCCGGGGCGACGACCGACGCGGCGAGCTCGGCGGCCTCGCGGCGCGCCGCTTCGCGCTGCTCGGCGCGGCGGTCCATCGCGGTCAGCAGGGTGTCCAGGAACGGCACGGACGTCAGCAGGGACGTGGCGACCTGGTCGACGTCCAGATCCGCCAGAGCGGCACCGGAGGACGCGCGAACACGGGCGTCCGCGCCGGTGTCCGGGCGGTGTCCGCCCTGTCCGCCTGCGGCCCGCCTGGGCGTTCCGGTGCCGGGCCGCGTGGTGTCCGCCCCCGTGTCCGCGTCGTGTCCGGTGGTGGGGCCGGCCAGGTCGGTGAGGTCAGCGGCGGCCGACGCCGCCAGCGCGAGGTTCGACCGTTCGGCGACGGCCGCGGCGGTGGCGAGTAGCGGCGAGGAGTGGCCGGGGACGGGGACGGACAGCACCGCGCGGAGCTGCCAACGGCCGTCGCTGCCCTGCTTCATGTGGTAGCTGGGCTGGCACGCGGCGAACACCTGCCGGTCCCACTCGGACAGCCACGGCGCAGCCGCACCGCTGAACCACAGCCCGCGCTCGGACATGCCGACGGTGACGATCCCGGCGACGGTGCGGGTGTCATCGAACTGGCAGGCCGCGCTTTCGCACTCGGCCCCGTCGCGGTGGTGCGGCGCGTTCATCGTGAACGCGCCCGCGCGTACCTCCGAGCCGTCGTCCAGGCGGAACCTGGCCCGCAGAAAGTGGGTCATGTCCAGCTCGCCCAGCGACTCGATCGTCAGGTTCCGGCCGGGGTAGCCGGCGTGCGGCTCGCCGGCCTGGGCGACCCATCCGAAGATCCGGCCGTTCGCGTAGTGCACCCCGCCCGACCCGGGCGGTAGTTCGTCCTCGGTCGGCTCGCGGAACCACGCGGCGGGCATCGGGTCGGCCGCTTTCATCGCCGACCACGCGGACGCCTCCAGCTCGGCCAACTCGGGGCCGCCGTGCGTCGAGGCGGTGGCGTCGGGGCCTTCGGTGATCGGACCGACGTACAGCCCGGTGGCGAGGCGGACGAGGCGCCCAGCCTTGGCCGCGCGGGACAGATGTCCGCGGGCGGCCTCCATGCGGATACCGAGGCGTTGGGCGACGTCGCGCGCGCCGACCGGCACCGGCGAGCCCTTCACGAAGCGGACTACCGCCAGGTGCGCCTCCGATGGCCCTGCGGCCGCCGTCGCCTCCGGGTGCTCGTCGCCGCTGGCGGTCGTGGCGGGGGCGTTGTCCAAGACGATCCGGGCATCGGCGAAAGCTGGCATGGCCACCAACGTCGCGCCGCGCAGCCGCGCCCGGGTGATCCGCACCAGGAAGTCCCCGCTCGATTCGGAGTGGACGACCACGCCTTCGTCCGAGTCGGGGTCGCCGGCTGCCGCGGTGAGGCGCGACCCGAAGGCGGCCTCCAGCGCGGTGCGGGGGACGATGCCGCCGGGGCCGGTGATGAGCTGCATGCCGGTCGTGGTCCGGGTCAGGGCCACACCCGAGGCGGTCCATTCCCCGGGCGCGGAGGCGGTGATGGACCACGACCCGTCAGCCATCGGCAGGACAGACGCGTGCCGTAGCGAGGTGGCCAGCAGCACGATGTTGCCCTGCTCGTCCTCGCCCACCGTGCGGTCGATGAACTCCATGCTGACGTCGTCCAGGTCCACGCTCACGCCGAGCGGCGCGCCCTCCTGCAGCAGCATCAGGGCGTCGGCTCCGGCCTCGCGCCCGGGGTAGATCACGCCGGTCCCGGTGATGCGGTCGCCGTCCCGCGCGATGGTCTGAATGCTGGCGGCCAGCTCGGCACCCTGGTGGCCGCCGTTCATCTCCTCGGCGTGCTGGAGCGGCCACGGGCCACCCTCCCAGTACAGGGAGCCTGCGGCGAAGATCCGGCCGTCGCCCGTCTGCTGGTTCTCGAAGGCGAGGGCGGTGGTGCCTGGCGTCGACCACGGGACGGGGGTGGTGTCGGCTTGGGCGTTGTCGTTCTGGTCGGCCATGTCCGCCTCCTGCGGGCCGAGAGGGATGTCGGTGATGTCGCCCGCGAAGGCAACGCGGATACGGTCGAAGGTGATCGGCCCGAGGCGGTCGTTCATCGCCGCAACGAGCCCGGTGTCGGGGCTGTAGGCGGCGGCGACGTGCGGTTGCCACGGGGTGTGCTGGGCCGGTAGGTCGGGCTGCCGGTGCATGCCCTCCAGCGCGGTGATCGCCGCGGTGTGGGCGGCGTCGAGGCCGGGGCCGTCGGTGTCGGGGTTGTCGCCGATCGAGAACACCCAGCACGGCTGGTCGCTGTCGGCGTTCCAGTGGGCGGCGCCGAATGCCTTCCCTGCCACGGCCGCCCCGAGGTCTTGGGCGGCGGCGGTGAGCGCGGCCGTCAGGTCGGCGCGGTGGTCGTCGGCCCAGTCCGCGCCGTTGCCCAGGTAGTGCAGGGTCAAGTGCAGCTCGTCGGCCGGCTCCGCCGTGGGGTGGTCGAGGGCCAGGTGGGCGGCGTCGGCTTCGGAGGGCACGAGTGCGATCATCGCGCCGGTGTGTCCGCCTGCCGCAGTCAGCGACGGATAGGTGTGCACGGTGCTGCTCCTTGCATCCGAAGATTCGCGCCCGAGGCTCGCCTGAGATCCGAGGGCGGAGGCGGTCTTTCGCTGGGACACTCCGAGGCGACAGCGGCAGTTCACGACCAGCCCCGGCGGGGCCGTGGGGTCGCCGGGGTGCTGCATGGCCACCCCGGCGACAGCGAACGCCTCATCGACCAGGCGCAGCTGGCCGTCGACGTCGCTGTGCGCGGTGCGCACCTTGCTGTCGTGGCGGGTGATCCACTGCTTGACCACCGGTCGCCCCGGCTCGGCGGCGGCCTGTGCCGCGGCCATGGTCGCGGTGTTCCACGCCCGCGAGGCTTCGGTGCGCGCGACGCGGTCCTCACGGCCCGGCCCAAGTTGCGCGCCGTCGCTAGAGAACGCCGCCCGGAGGCGGGCGCGCAGCTGGTCGATGTCCTCGCCGGCGTCGATGCCGGCGGCCAGCTCGCGGCGCGCGGCTTCGGCCAGGCGGTCGCCCACGGCGTTGAGCAGATGCTCGGTCGTGGTGACGTAGCTGTCGATGTCCGGCGGCAGGGTGCGGCCGTCGTCGTACCGGCCGGGCAGGTCGTCCCACCCGTCCGGCAGAGTTCCGTCGACGTCCTCGGCCGCCGCCGTAGCTGCGGTCTGGGCGGTGCCCAACAGGCGGTGGACAAGGCCGTGGACCCGGGCTCCCCACATGGAGGCGATCCGGCCGACGGAGAACCGGGCGGCGACCAGCTCGGTGGCGTGCTCGACCGAGTCGGCGAACTCCTCGGCGACGGCGCTACAGGCGTTGGCGACTGCGGCGGCGAAGTCGTCTTCGGCCGCCGTGAGCGCGTCGTCGCGGCTCGCGGTCACGCGGCGGCTCCCACGCAGCCGCCGACCACGGCGGGCACCAGGTCGAAGTCGTGGCCGATCCCGGCGGCGATCAGCTCGCGGGCGTAGTCGTCCAGCGTCGCGGTGAGGCAGTCGGCGTCCAGGCCGTAGCGGGTGGCGATCTCGGGGGCGCGGCTCCACGCGCCTTCGAGCAACCGCCACTGCTCGACCTGTGTGGCGTCGACGGTCAGCAAGGTGTGCAGGCGGGCGGCGTCGACGTCGCGGGCGCGGGACCGTTCCGAGCGGGGACAGGCCGGGGTCTTCTTGAGCTTTTCCCCGGCTGAGGTGAGGGCGTTCCAGATCAGGCCGTCTGCGGCCGCCAAGAGTCCGTCTGCGGGACGGGGCACGGCCGATGCGGGCAGGGTGTCGGGGGGCGACTCGGACTCGTCTGCGGGCAAGTCTTGGGCGGGGGGTGGTGTGGTCCGGCCAGCGCTGGTCTTGGCGCGGGCGGTGACCTCGGCTGCGGTGGGGGCGTCGGTCTCCTCGAATCCCGTCTCGCGGCGCAGCGCGACGGCCGAGATCCCGCCGCGGTCGTACACCTGGAGCGCGGTCTCGCTGCGGTTGGTGCGCACGCGCAGAGGCGCGGTGTCGTACCAGACCAGCCACCGGTGCCAGTCCTCGACGGACTCCGCTTCGAGAATCGGGCGGAGCCACTGCTGTGTCAGGGCGTAGGCGACGGTGGCCAACTTGGGCTCGATGCCGAGACGGATCGCCTCCGACGTGAGGCTCCATTGGCCCCAGTGGTTGACGTCGCCCATGCCGAGCAGAATCTCGGCGGGCACGTCCAGCCCGGTCGCGAAGCGCCGGATTGCCTCGTCCCTCAGCTTCAGGGCGAACTCGTCGAAGTCCGACTCGAAGGTGAGGTGCTTGATCGCGGCGATGGCGTCCGGGGGCAGTTCGAGGATGATCGGCACCGTGGCGGCAGCCGATTCCGGGTCGCGGATCGCCGTCTCGGCGACCTGCATGAAGATCTCGATCAGGTCGTCTTGGGCGTCGCCCGGGGTGCCGGGCTTGGTCGGGAACCGGGCGCCCTTGGGGATGAGCAGAACCCCGCGCCCGGTGATCCGGCTGCGCGCGATGGCCTTGACCGCGGCGTTGAGCAGCACCAGCTCTTCCAGCAGATCCAGGCTGGCCCGCACCGGGGAGTCCGCCTCGATCGCGCGTTCCGGGTCGGGCTCCCACACCCGCAGCGCCACCGGCCCGTCGGGGTCCATCGTTTCGGGGTCGCCTTCGGGGATGGGGACCTCGTCGCCGTCGATCTCGGCGATCAACTTGCCCTGTTGCTGGCGGACCTCCTTGACCGACAGCACCCGCCAGTCGTGCCCGTCCTCGGCGGCGTAGGGGCTGAGGACGTCGGCGTTGGGGCGGATGACGATCCACCCTTCGCCGGGGACGGTCAGGTGCCGGCCGAAGGCGCCCAGCATCTTGGCCTGTCCATCGGGGCCGCCGGCGATCTGGGAGACGATCTCGGCTGCGCGGTGGCCGTCAGGGGCGGGCTCGATCGTGCCGTCGTCCGCGCGCCTGCCTGCGTACAGCCTCGCCCCGGCCATGGCGTTGCCGATCCACCCGGCAGCGAAACGGACCTCCGGGACGCTGTGGTACATATCCCAGGCGCGGAACTGCCACGACTGGTCACCGATGCCTCTTCCGCGGATTTTCCGCGAGGTGTACCGCGATGCCGCGGCGGTCAGGTCGGCGCTCACCGGCTGGCCTCCGACCGCGCGTGGTCGTGAGGGTGGCGCTGGGCCTCCGCTTCGGCCAGCGCCCGGGACCGGCGGTAGCTGACCCATTCCGACCAGGCCGCTCCCGCGCTCATCACGACGACCGCCACGGTCGCAACGACGCTGTCGCTCATGGCTCACGCGTCCTTACGGGAGTCGTCCCACCGATTGAGCAGGACGCCGCCGCCTGCGACGGCGAACCACTCGACGCCGTGGACCACCAAGGGGGCGTCGTCCCAGGTGCCGGTGGCGAGCAGCCAGGTGGCGAGGATCGTGCCGGCCACCCACCACCCGGTGCAGTACACGCACGAGATGAGCGTGACCAGCAGTTCGCGGGGCGCGGAGTTGGGGCGGGCTTGCTGCCAGGCGTCCAGGCGGCGGCGGGGTGCGTCGAGGATGGAGTCGTGTACGACGAGTTGGGTGGCGCGGTACCCGGCGAGGGCCAGGAGGACTAGGGCGGCGGGCGAGAGCACGGGGCGGCCTCCGAGCGGGAAAATCTGCTGGTACGAGCCAGATCGTAACCCTGAGACCGGAAATCTTCCGGTGAGAGTGGGACGGTACCGAAGGATTTACGGTGCGAGTGTGGGAGGGTGAGGTGCGAGGGCACGTCGGTCAGCTGACGCCAGCGTCCGGACAGCGCGGGATGGATCGCACCCTGTGGCCTTGGCGCCCCTCGCCCCCGGGCCGGACGGCGCGCACGGTCCGGGGCCTCTCCTCTCGCCCGGTCAGCGGATGGAACGCCCGTAGCGGGCCGCCGCCGCGGACGCGCGGCCGACCCGGTCGCGCGAGGCAGGGGATTGCACCGAGGCGGACGCCAGGTTCTCAGCCCACGCCGCCATCACGACCGCGTCGCCTTCGTCTGGGGATCGGCCCATGCGGGTGATCAGGTCGTCCTTCTTCTCCAGCCGGATCGTCGGCGGGTTGCCGGTGGCGACCGTCCACGTCGGCGCGGTCAGGTCCGAGATCAGCAGGTCGGACGGCGGCAGCATGACCTCGCTGCCGAAGGCGGGGTCGAGCAGCTCGCGCATCCGGTAGTACGCGGCCGACCGGACGTTGTTGAAGCCGTACAGGCCGTCACGCGTCCGCGCCGGGGTCTTGGCCGCGCCGGTGTAGGCCAGCACCGGCACCCCGAGTTCGCCCAGCCGGTCGACCACGCCTGCGCCCACGCCGATCGAGTCCACGACGGGGGTGATCTCGCTGCCGTCGCCGACGATGCCTTGCACCCGGGCGGTGGTCATCATCGTGTTCTCGCGGTCGTGGGACTCCAGCTCGGTGAACGCCAACCCGGTGCGGTGAGCGAACACCGTGGAGTCGCCTCCGGCCCGAGCGACGTCGACACCGAGGTACCGGCGGCCGGGCAGCGGCGGGCGGCCGGCGGCGTCCCACGCGTGCCACCGTTCGACGGCTTCCTCGACCCACGCCAGCGGGATCACCGAGTCCTCGTCGCTCGCGTGGAACTGGCCCAAGACGCGGTTGGCGTACAGCGCGGAGTCCGCGCCCCACTGCTTGCGGCGCTGGTCGGCCCACGCCCGGCTGATCCGCCCCGCGGCGATGGCCTCTTCCAGCGTGACGTGCCGGACGAACCAGTCCTCCAACCCGGGCTTGCGGGTGTGGATGTCGTAGAACCGGCCCACGGGCGCGCCCGGGGTGGAGATCGCCAGGGCGAACGCTTCGGGGTAGCCCTCGGTCCGGCCGCCGGAGAACGCGCCCTCGATCGCGTCCCACACCCCATCCATGACGATCTTGGCTTCGTCGATCAGGTACAGCAGCGAGTCGGCGTGCGCGCCTTCGATCAGCTCGGGCTTGGAGGAGGCGACGGCCGAGGCGGCGCCTTCGGCGAGCTTGAGGTTCATCGCCAGCAGCTCGTGGATCGTGAACGGCGGCCGGCCCAGGACGTCCCACCGGATGCGTCGCGCCCACTTGTGGATCTCGGGCCACAGGTAGACCGACAGGTGCCTCCAGGCGCTGGCGGTCGTGATGACCTTCCAGTCCAGCCGGGCGGCATCGCGCGTCGTGGCGAACCACAGCACGGTGATCGCCGCCGTCGTGCTCTTCCCGAGCCCGTGGGGACCCCGTACGGCGACGCGGCGCCGCACCGGGAGCGAGGCCATGGTGTCTTCCTGGTAGCCCGCCAGGCCCTCGCCTGGCCCCCACCTGATGGCCTCCCGGGAGAACGCGACGGGGTCGTTCAGGTACCGGGCGGCGGCGTCGGACACCTGCTGCTGGTGGCGGTGGGCGAGCAGCATGTCGCGCAGCTGGCGCAGGCCGCGGACGTCGCCGGCCCGCACCAGGTCCTCGACGCGCCGCCGTACGACGGTCAGGTCAGGCGTCGCCGCCATCGGGACCGTCACCGCCACCGAGGCCGGAAGTGTCGTCGGGGCCGCCTCCTGCGAGCAGGCCGAGGATCTCCTCGCCGAGCTTCTGGGCGTCGACGTTGATCCGGGTGGGCATCTCGGTGCCCTCGAACGCCGCGCGCTGCTTCATCACCCGCAGGACGACGTCCGCAGCCTTGGTGTCGCCCTTGAGGGCCTTGCCCCAGAACGCGGACTGGAGGCGGTCGCAGCGGGCGACGGCCAGCGCGCGGAGTTGGTCGATGTCGGTGTTGGCCCGGTCGATGGAGGCTTCCAAGGCCCGGTCGACGGCCTTCTTCGCGGCGCTCGCGTCGGCGTACTTGCACTGGGTGGCGATGGTGGCCAGGTCGACGCCGGCCAGGTAGAGCTGCAAGGCGTCGCGGCGGCCTTCGGCGGTGTTGAGCTGTTGGCGCTGGGACGGGGGCATGGGGCGACCTCGTCAACTCGGGGTGACTATTTTGTCCATATCCGGCTTTCAACTACCGGGGTTGGGTGGGTGTTGACCTGCTTGCTTTCAGTCCAGCACACAGGAGGCGGAGGCGGGCTGTTCGTCGGCAAGGAAGATCGTTTGCGCCATCATCTTGTAGCCGCCCATGCGCTCGCGGAACGTCTCGATGGACTCTTCGGGGTGGACGGAGTCGATGACGGCGTGGGGGCCGTGCGCGTTGAACTGGTGGGACACGCCGCGGGGGATCTGCATGTCGGCCCACGAGTTCTCGGGGACGACGAGGTTGTACCGGTCGCGGCGGTGGCCCGGGGGGACGTCGGGGGCGTCGTCCACGAAGGTGTCCGGGGTCCAGGCGGTGACGCCGGGCACGTCGGTGACTCGGATCGGGGAGAGGCTGGATACGCGGATGCGGGTGCCGGGGCCGGTCATCAGCCGCACGAACCGCAGGCCGGTGTGCAGGTGCATCCGTGAGCAGATGTCCCGGTCGGTGACGTCGTAGAAGTCCATGAGGTACCGGTCGGCGAAGTACCCGTCGAAGGGGGCGCCGAGCATGTAGACCTCGCCCTCCTCGAAGGTCTGGGCGCGGGTGATGCCGTCCGCGTCGGGGGTGGTGGCCGGGGTGGAGCGGTGGGCGTTCTGGACGATGGCGCGCAGGGCGTCGGTCACGGCCTGGGCGATACCCGGGGGGAGCTGGACGACGGGGGTGACGTGGCAGTTCCCGGTGTCGGTGTGGGCGAGCACGTCGTGGACCTCGTTCTCGTCGTCCGGGGCGTGCTTCATCCGCTCGGTATAAGAGGCGGCGGCCTGGGCGGGCACAGCGGCAGTCGTGTAAGTCATGGGGTGGCGCTCCTCGTCGTGGTTCGGGTGGTGGTCGTGGGGGTCGGTCAGCCGACCGTCCAGCCGTTGTTGAAGCTGTTGGGGGCGTGGCGCTTGAGCATGTCGCCGCGGTCAGCGAGTCGGGTGACCTCTTCGGCGTCCATGCCGAGCCGGTCGCGGATCTGGTCGGGGGTGATGCCGAGGTCGATCAGGTCGGCGACGATCGCGGCCATGCCGAGGACGTGGTGCGTGCCGCGGGCGCGGTTATGGCGAATGGTGGCCATGCGGGCGGTCGCCTCGTCGGTCGGAGGCAGGACGACGACGGGCACGTGGTTATCGGTGAGCGAGCCGACGGCGGGGTCTTCGGTGGATGCCCAGCGGTGGTAGCCGTCCACGATCTCGATCGTGGTGCCGTGGTCGCGGGCGACGACGGGCTGTGTCCACCCGTTCTCGATGATCGACGTCTTGAGTAGCTGGTTCTCCGGCGGGGCCTGGCGGTTCGGATTCCAGGCGTTGCCGGACAGGGCGGTGCGAGGCAGCCACACGACGTGCGAGATGGGCTGTGCGTCGAATGGGCCGGGCGCGGCCGGCGTGGGGCGAGGGGGGCGCGTGGCGGCCTTCTTGCCGGACTTGACGGTCTTGGTCGTGGGGGTGGGGCTCATGCGGGGTCCTTGTATCGGTCGGGGATGAGCGCGTACGGGTCGGTGGGGAACTTGCGGGGGTAGGCGAGTTCGGCGGTGGTGCCGTCGGCGATCGATTCGGCGAGGTCGTCGGCGTACGCGGCCCACAGTGCGGCGGGCTCGCGGCCGGCGACGGTGGTGGCTTGCTGCTTGCGGCCCTTGAGGTCGCCGCGCATGGCGATGGTGAACAGGAACGACCAGCTGAAGCCGGTCAGCGGGTGCGGGCGGCGCACGGCGATGGGGTGGGTGGTCTTGCGGTAGTGCGTCTCGATCAGGGTGCGGAGGCGGTCGGCGATCTTGTGCTGCTCGCGCGGGCGGAACTGGGCAAGGTAGTGGGCGCACCACTCGGGCCAGGTCATGCCCGGCGGCTTGGTGGGGCGGTCGCGGTAGGCGTACAGCTCGGTCAGGGCGTAGCGGGCGGCGGCGCCGACGCCGGGGACGCGGTCGACCATGCGGGCCCACACGTCGGGGAAGCACTGGGCGTAGGTGTGGATCTTCTGCAACGGCTCCTCCCCAAAGGCGGGTGAGCAGCGCTGCATGCCGGGGCTGATCCCGGCCATTTCCAGCAGGTCATAGGCGCGGTTGTAGTCCCAGCCGTGGAGGGCGGGGGCGGCCCACACGTCCTCGGTGCGCCAGTCGTAGATGGGGTACGCCTTCCACACGTTCCCTGCGTTGGTGGCCGAGCCGCTGTCGTAGATCAGGTAGTTGTCGACGGTCTTCTTGATGACTGCGCGGAGCCGGGTGACGGACTCTTGGGCGCGGATGCCCATGAGCAGCGCGGTGGTGTGCGGGGGCGGGGCGAGTAGCCCGGACATGTTGGGGATGGTCAGGCGGGCTTCGGGCGGGTCGATCGGGAACCCGGGCAGGGTGGTGATTGCCTCGGGGGGCATCGGCCGGCACCACACGTTGCGGGCTTCGGGGGCCCACGGCCACCAGTGGGGCGAGGTGCGCGAGCACGCGTTGCGGTGCTGGACGGGCAGGCACAGCCACTCGCCGGCGACGTCGGGTCGGTTGAAGATGCGGCGGACGTAGTCCTCGGTCTCGTACGGGATGGCTTCCTCGTCGTAGTGGATGACGCGCAGCGGCAGGTGCCGCTCGTACCGGGGGTCGGAGTGGGCGACGGCCAAGGCGACGTTGAGGACTGCGGTGGAGTCCTTGCCGCCGGAGAACAGGACGGCGATGCGGTCGTGGTTGTCCATCAGGTAGGCGGTGCGCTCGCATGCCAGTGTGTAGACGTCGGTGGCGACGGGGATGCGGTCGAGGGTCTTGCGGACGTGGGTGTCGGTCACGTCGCCTCCAGGTGCATGGTGTTGTCGGGTAGGGGGCGTGCGTCGGGGTGGAAGCGGCGCGAGGCGAAGTACACGCCGGTGGTGTGGTCCAGTCGCCACAGCGGCAGCCCGTGCCGCCACGCCACGAGGGGGCCTTCGGCGTCGAGGACGAGCAGCGCCCACGCGGGGGTGTCGGCGGGCGCCAGGGCGGCGCACAACGCCTCTGGGGGGCCGATGGTGGGTGTGCGGTGGGCGGCGTACGCGGCCGCAAGGGCGACGGTGTCGGAGGCGGCGTCGGGTGCCCACGTGGTGTGGTTGCGGATGGTGCCGTTGTGGGCGAGCAGGTGGCCGTCGGCTTCGGCGGGTTGGACGCCGGCCAGGTCGCGGGAGTCGCCTCGGGTGGCCAGGCGAGCGTGCCCGATCACCGCGGGGGCGGTGACGGGGCGCAGCTGCTCGGCATCCAGGGGGCCGAGAGCGCGGTGCACGGGGCCGGTGGGGGTGGCCCAGCCGTGGCCGTGGGGTCCGCGTGCGGAGGCGGCGCGGGCGGCGGACACGAGCAGGTCGGGGTCGGGGGCGGCGGGGCCGCGGTAGGCGAACAGTCCACACACCGAGCGGTCACGTCCTGCCGGTGCGGGCGAGCCAGTCCGCGGCGGCGGGCAGCTGCAGGGCGGCGGCGCGGATCACGTCGGGGTCGATCGCCCACACCTCGGTGAAGCCGTGGTCGACGTCGCGGGTCCACTGGCGGGCGGGCCACGAGCCGGTGCCGACCTGGTAGCCGCGCGGCCAGTCGTAGCACGGCGGCATGGGCAGGTGCTCGCGGTCGATCAGGGCGAACACGGCCTCGTGGGACCAGTGCGCGAGGGGGCTGTAGCGGGTGGTGCCGTGGCGGTTGGTGTAGAGGGTCTGCCCGCGAGGGCCGGTGTAGTTGCCGTCCGCGTGCCTCCTGCCGAGTAGAAGGACGTCCAGGCGGTGGGCGTCGTAGTAGGCGCGCTGTCCCTTGTGGTTGACCAGGGTGAACCACCGCGGTCCCTTGGCGCCTTGGGGGAACAGCATGTCGGGGTGCTCGCGCAGCCACGCCAGATCGGGGCCGGTGTTGATGACCGTCAGGCCGTCGGGCATGTGGTCGGTGACCCACGTGAGGAACGCGGGGAATTCGAGGTCGGAGATCGCCAGCAGGCAATCGGTGATCCCGGCGGCTTCGCACAGCCACCCCAGGGCGATGGAGTCCTTGCCTCCTGACCACGCGTACGCGGCCCGCTTGCCGCGGGTGGTGGCGCGGATCTCGGCTACGGTGCGGTCGACCAGGTCGTCCAGGGCGGGGGCCGGCCACAGTTCGGGGGCGCGGGCGCGGGCGGCGAGCCAGGCCGCGGGGTCCGCGAGGTTCTGCTTCCTGCCCAGGGCCGTCATGCGGCTGCCTCGGTGACGGTGTCCAGGTAGTGCTGGGCGATGGCGGCGAGCGCGGCCGACGCGTTGTCCAGAGAGTGGGTGTGCTGGGCGAGCTTGAGGGCCGAGCGGATCGCCGCGCGCTGGTCGACCGTCACCACCCACTGGACTGGCACCATCTGGGGGCCTTCCGGCAGTGCCGGGGGCTGGCCGGCGGGTGCCGGGGCGCCGGGGCCTTGGTACGGGTCGGGGCCGGTGTGGATCGGATTCGGGACGGAGACGGGCGTGTCCGCGCCGGTGCCCGGGCTGTCCGCCGCGGTGTCCGTGTCCGTGCTGTCCGCCTGTCCGTCGGTGTCCGCCGCGATGTCCGTGGTGTCCGCCCTCGGGGCCGCAGGCGAGGTCTGGGGCGCGCCCGGGGCGGGGAACGGGTTGGACACCGGAGGCGGAGTGCCGGGGGCGGAAGGGGCCGGTTCTTGGGCCGCGGCGATGAATGGCGCCAGGAAGGCGCTCGTTTCGTCGGCCAGCTGGCCGGTGACGCGCAGCAGCTCGTCCAAGTCGTGGTCGTCGTAGCCGGTGCCGGAAAGGTCATTGGCGTCCTGGGCGGCGGCGAGCAGCGCGGCCAACGCGTCGTCATCGAACCCGCCGAGCTCGCCGGTGCGGTTGTCCGCAAGGTTGATCGCGCGGGCGGTGTCGTCGTCGCACGCGATCACCTCGCACCGGGCCGAGGCGTGGCCTTCGGCGACCAGGGCGCGGCTGGTGTGCCAACCGGCCAGAATCACGAGGGCGTCGTCGGTCTCGCGGACGACCAGAGAGCGGTATTGGCCGGAGCGGCGGACGCTGGCGCGGATCGCGTCGATGTCGCCGACCTTGGCGTTCCCGGGGAACGGCGACAGGTCCGACAGGGGAATGTCGGCCGTGCGAAGGTACGTGGCTGTATTGGTCATGACGCCCCTTTTGGTGCTGCTTTGTGCTGCTCAGGGTAAGCAATGGCCCACCTTCACCCGGGGCGTACCAGGGGGTGAGGGTGGGCCAGTGGGGCAGCTTGGGGGGCGGTGCGGCCGGTGGGTTATCGGCGCGGTTGCCGCCAGCGACGGTCGTCCGCGCCTCGCTCGGAGGCGGTGATTGTGGGGTCGGCGGTCGAGGCGACGGCGGCGGAGTAGGCGATGGCGCCGGCGTGCGCGAGGCACGCGAAGGTCTGGTTCTCTTCGGCGGTCTCGATGAAGTACAGCACCGCGTAACCCGGGCACATGCCGCAACGCGGGGCGGGGGCGGTGGGGTCGGCGGCGCGGTCGACCAGGCCGACATAGCCTTCGCCGGTTCCGTACCCGCCGGAGGTGCGGCGGGCGATGTCCATGGGGGTCGTTCCGTCCACCGTGGCGGCCCCATTCCGATCGCAACAAGGGTAGGGGCCCGGTCCGACACCGGGAGGGTGCCGAAC